AGGATTTCATGGTGGCTTCTCCGGCGGCCTTTGCCGTATCGGAGATGTCCAGGCCCTCGATGGCTTCCTTCATGTGGGCATCCAGCTCTTCTCCCTGTATGATCAGGTCTTCGTTCATGGCCGTCATGGTGCCCGCAAGGATATCCTGCGCTTCCGTGACGCCGCCCCAGGCCTCATTCATGTCGTCGATGTATTCCTTCGCCTTGTCGGCAGATGTCCCCGTGTCAGTGACATAGGTGATGATATTGGCCAGCGCCATGGCGCTTTCCTGCGACCCGTCTGCCAGATGCGCCACAAGGCTCTCCGAAAGCCCCATTTCCTTCGCCTTTTGCAGGTTCTCCGCGTATTCCAGGAAGTACTTGTTCTGGGATTGCAGGGCCGTCAGGTATTCGTTCGCCTTGGCGGTGGCATTGGAGGTGTCCGTGGCCACCTGCTCGAACAGGCCCACGGAGCTTTGCACTGCGGAGAGGCATGCCGCGCGGACTTCGTCCACCTTCTGCGCGTAGGCCTCGGCTTCCGCCGATACGCTGTCAAAGGCCTCCGTAAAGGCGGCCTCGAATGCCTCCGGGCTTAGCCCCTCGATGGACCCCTGGATGCGCCCCGTGGCCTCCGCCGTCCGGTCTGCCGCCTCGCTTGCGCCGCTTAGTCCTTCTTCGTATTCCCGGATCTCCCCTTTTAAGGTTTCATGGGCGCCCACCAGCTCTTCCAGCTTTGCCCGCTGTTCTTCCAGGGCTTCCGCCACCTCCCTGCCGCCGTCCCGGTACTGGGTCATGGCCCCGTAGCCGATCTGGTAGGTCTCAAAGGATTTGTCCGCCACTTCCTGCGCCAGGGACGCGATCTCCCGCTCCGTTTCCGCGATATCCTGCTTTAAGGTCTCCTCCTGGGACAGGTTCTCGATGTATTTGTCCATGTCCGCCTGCGCCCTGGCCTCTTCGGCCTTGGCCTTGCAGTATTTTTTGATGGCATCCGTGCCCATGTTGAGCTTGCCCGTGACCCTGTCATAGGCCAGTGCCATATCGGGGTAGAGGCCGTTTAGCCTCTGCACGAGGGCGGCCTCCGTGGCCTTCTGCTCCGCCGTTTTGCCCGCCGCCGCGTCCATTTCGGAAAGCCTCCGGGCAAGCACCAGCGCGGAGCCCGCGTTTTCGTCGATGGCGGTCTTTGTGGCCGCGTAGGATTCCTGCATGTTCTGAAACGCTTCCAGGTGCTTGGAAGTCTGCGCGTCCAGCTCCCCCAGCGTCTTCCCCGTGGAAGCCAGTTCTTCCTCCATCTCCTGCAGGGCGGCCTTCGCGTCGATCACCCGGTCGTCCAGGGATCCGTACATGCTTTCCAGATCCGCGACCCTGTTCTTCTGGGCATCCACCTTGTCGGACAGCTCCCGGGACGCGCCGGTGAGGCGCTCCATGGGGTCGACGGTCTGTTCTGCTGCGGAGGCGATGGAGCCTATGGCGACGGCCAGCCCTGCCACGCCCGCGATGACGGCTGCAGCGCCAAGGAGAATAGGGTTTGCGGCCATGGTCGCGTTTAAGAGGGCCATTGCCACCTCCCAGGCCTTGGTGGCCAGGGTCACCGCCGCTATCACCCCCACAAAAGCGCCCAGCGCGGTGGCGATACCGGTGATCGCCGATACCACCGCGGGGTTTGCGTTCACAAAGTCCGTCAGTCCGTTCAGGATATCTGTTCCGGCTGCCTTGATATTGTCGAACATGGGCAGAAGGACGTTCCCCACGGCAATCTTTAAGTTTTCCCCGGCTGTCTGGAACTTCCGCTCCACCACCGCCGAGGTATCCCCCATCTTTGAAAAGGCTGCATCCGCAGCCCCCGCGTTTTCCTCCATGGAGGCTAACACGGCATTGAACTCATCCGCCCCGGAATTAAAGATGCTGAGCGCCCCCCTTCCGGCGCGGATATTGCCCCAGAGGTTCGCGAAGGCCGTGGAGTCACCGTCCACATAGTCCCCGAGGATCTGAATCACATCCCCGAGGCTCTTTCCGCTTGCCATAAGCTCCGGAAAGCTCCTGCCCGTCATGGTCATAAGGACCTCCGACACATCGCTCCCCGAATCCGCAAGCTCGGAGAACATACCGTTTAGCATCGTCGTGGCGTTCGCGGTATTGATGCCGTTGCGGGTCAGCGTCACATAGCCGCTTGCCAGATTATCCAGGGACACACCGAAGGCCGCCGCCGTCGGGATCGCCTGCCCCATGCTGGCCGCCAGCTCTCCTACCGTGGTCTTGCCCAAATTCTGGGTGTTGACCAGCCGGTCCGAGATCATGGCGGCATCGGAAGCCTCCATCCCGTAGGCGTTGATGGCCGTGGTCAGCACGTCCACCGCCGTCGCGGAATCCGTGAACCCCCCGGCGGCCAGGCGGTTGGCCTGCGCCACAAACTCCACCGCGGACGAAGAGTCCACGCTGGCGGAGATCGCCTGATAGGCAGCCTCCGCAAGGTCGGAGGCCGCCCGCCCGGAGCTCTGGGAAAGCTCCATGATCTCGGCTTCCATATTCTCGAAGGCTCCTGCGTCCGCGATGGTGGAGAGCTTTGCCATGGAGTTCTGGAACTCTGCGGCCTTTCCTGCCGCATCCGTAAACGCGGAGCCGATGTCCTGCAAAAGCTTTACGATCCCGGCGGATACCAGGGCGTTTTGGAGACCTGTCACGGCATCCATCCCCTTCTCCCCGAAATCCCGGCTCTTATCCCCGGCTTCCCTTGCCTCGTTCCCGTATTCCTCCAACTGCCTTTCGGCTTCATCCGCCGCCCCGGCGGCTTCCCGCAACGCGTCTTCCGCTTCCCTGCTGCCCCCGGTCAGCCCTTCCGCGGCTCCCGTGGCGGTCTGCGTGGCCCTCGCATAGGCATCTGCCGCCTTCGCGCTGCCGTTAAGGGCTTCCTCCGCGTTTTTGGCCCCGCCTTCCAGTCTCTCGAAGGCGCCGTTTGCCTGGTCGCGGAGGCTTTCCAGTTTTTCGGCGGCCTTCCTTCCGCCGTCCGCGATGGAGGCCAGCCTGTCGCTGGCCTGGTCGATCAGCTTGAAATATACCGATACGGTCGCAGCCATGCGGCCCCCTTTCTAGCCCTGCTTCTTCCTTTCCTCCGCCACGTACTGCTCCGAGGCAATATAGAGGCATTGGAGCTTATAGGGCATTTTATAGAACTCTTCCATCCGCAGTCCGTGTTTCTGCCACAGGACATGCATCCATGTGGCCAGCCCCCCGGACTTGATCAGTTTTTTGCTTCCTTTACCTCATCCACGTCCTCATCGTTCAATCCGTGCAGGGCCAGCACGTTCTGCGCCACGTAGTTGTATTCCCTGAAGTTCCGGAACACCTTGTTCGGCATTTCCGTGATGTCCACGCACTCGTAGGATTCCATGAGCTTTTCGTCCCGGAGGTTGGGATATTCCAGGGCTTCCACGATCAGGTGGCGCACGGCCCTCGCAGTGTCGCTGTCATCCTCGAAGACTGCGCTGCCGCCCACGACCTCCGGCTTCCCGTTCTTCCTGTACACCAGCTTCCGCTTCCTGTACCGCTCAAAGATCTCCGTCACCCGGTCCTGCCCCAGGATCCGCACCGTGAAGGGGATCACATTGCCCTTTTCGTCCTTAAACCGGTCAAGCCCCCGTATCTCAACGCTTCCCGGCTCTTCCGTGACGCCCTTCATGAAGTAGCTTAAATCTCTTCCTGCCATATGGCTCTCCTTTCATCCAGACGGCTGTACATGCAAAAAAAGGGGGCGGCTCCCCGCCGCCCCGCCCCTTACGACCACTTGAAATCCTTCACGCTGAAGGTGATGGAATCCGTCATGAAATCCGCCGACGCGTCGAAGGCGATCAGGGGAATGTCCCCGGTGGGGACGCAGCCCGTCATGGTCAGGGTCTGCCCGCCGTACTCCTGGAAGTAATCGCTCTGCTCGTCGGTGCTCACCGCCTGGATCGTGAACTCCGGCGTGACCCCCTTCTGCATGAAATTGTTGATGGCCTGTTTCAGCCAGTCCCTGGAACGGTACTCCGTCAGTGTGCAGGCCACCGTGAAGCCCTTCCACTGGGTATTCTCCCCCGTGTGCCCCAGCGTCTTGGTGGAGCTGGTGATGGGCGTAAAGGTGGCGGTGAGCGCCGTGGCGTCCATGCACTCCTCATTGTTCAGGAACACCTTGCCCTGCGTGCAGTCAATATGGTGCCTTAAATCTACAGAAGACATCCCGCGTCCCTCCTTATCTCGTAAGCACGGTGAAATACAGCTTCTCGGCGGCATCCACAGGCGTGATCGCCACGTCTACGTAGACGCTGTCGCCGCTGCTCCTTTCACGGTCAACCTTGAAGTCGTTGTCAT